CAAAACAAAGGCCCAGGACAAATGTTTGAACACGAACTATCAGCGGTATTTGTACGCTGGTGGGAGGAGTCAGACCTGGATGAAACAGAAATGGCAGAACTTGCAATCGGCGTTATCGAGAGATTCTGCGATACCAGCGTAGAATTCGAATCAGATTTCGATTTGGATGAGCTAGAGGAAGAATAATGCACAGCCTAGAACAAATTAAATTTATGAACACACCCGCGGAAGTAGCAAAGCGTCAGAAACTCGCGCGGGCAATGAATAGGAGATTAAAACATGCCAGCAAAAAAGAAAAAAAGCACAGCTAAGAAAACTAAGAGCAAAAAAGATGCATGCTACCACAAGGTCAAAGCATCTTATAAGGTATTCCCAAGCGCTTATGCGAGCGGAGCTATTGCCAAATGCCGTAAAAAAGGAGCCGGTAGGAAGAAGTAATGGGAGTAAGAAAGACAGCTAAAGGGGCGTCTCTTAAGCGTTGGTTCAAAGAAAAGTGGACTGATCAGAATGGTAATGCGTGCGGTAGCAAAAAGACCAAAGGCGTGAAGAAGTGTCGTCCCAGTAAGAAAGTTTCTAAGAAAACCCCAGTCACCTGGAAAGGAGTCGGCAAAAGAAAGAAATCTGTTGTCGCTGAAAAACGCCGGGTAGGTATGGGAAAACGAACATCATCAATTAAAAAAAGGAAAACAAAATAATGCCAGGATTTGGAAGATCATACGGTAGCAAAAAGAAAGCTACAAAAACTACTAAACGTAAAACAGGCTCAAAAAAAAAGCCTGCTGCTCGAAGTGCGCGGGTAAAAAAGGGAGGTAAGTACTAATGCCTAGAAAAAAATCCAACCCCATAAGAAAGACTACAAAAGGGAAGGGTGCGAATTACCGATCCGTAAAGGCTGGTGCCGGTATGACTAAGAAGGGGGTAGCGGCGTATCGCAAAGCTAATCCCGGATCCAAGCTCAAGACTGCGGTCACAGGTAAAGTCAAAAAAGGAAGCAAGGCGGCAAAGCGTCGTAAAGCCTTTTGCGCAAGATCCAAAAGTTGGAACGGCGAAAGAGGTAAAGCAGCCCGAGCCCGTTGGAAATGTTAAAATGAAATATATAATTTCAATCTTAATTTCACTGGTTCTGACAGGCTGCAACCACACAAAAGTTGCAGACAAAGAACTTCTTCTCCAGGATCGCGAAAATAAAGAGTTGGAGCTCGTATACTTGCAGGAGATTCGCGAGGCTCAACAGAATAACGATGCGGATGCTTTTGAATTCTATTTCAAAGAGTATTTTGATGTCCCCCGATTGGACATTCCCGAGTGGATGAAAGAAGATCCGGAATATTACGAAGGTGGCGAATCAATAAAGTACTGATCGGATGCCAAAGCTTGTAACAATTTTAATTTTGATTACGAGCCCAGCATGTACGGTACATAACTATCATCATTACAAGTACGAATATAGGTACGATATAAAGATGGACGACAGTCCAACTCACAAGCCAAACCCAAAAGCCAGCTTTCATGACGGAAAACACTGAGCAACTAGAAAATTTAATCAGAATCGACCCAGAGGTCTGGTTTAGTACATTCGGAGTAATCCGAGATAAACGCGGCAAAGACATAAAACCCATGGCCAACACCCTGCAAAAAAGGATGTTTGCCCATTACCGTAAATGTCAGCTCGAAGACCGTCCGTGCAAAATGATTATCCTGAAGCCCCGGCAAAAAGGAGCTAGTACATGCGCGCAGGCACTGACATATCACCACATGAGAAAGCATGAAAATCTTGCCGGATCTTTGATGGGGGATATTAGCGGTACAAGTGACAAGGTTTTCGAAATATACCGCCGGTATGCGGAGAGCGACCACTTCCCCTGGACCGAAGGCCAAGGGTCAATAGCCGACGGCGGTAGTCTTGCGGATTTGATCAAACTCCAAAGCGGATCGGCCTATGGTAAAGAGACCGCAGGATCAAAGAATGCTGGACGATCGGGTACGATTCAGGTTGGTAATATGACTGAGGTTGCATTCTGGCCAATGCAGGGCGAAAGAGACCCCGCTCTTGGGTATTTGCAGAGTTTATATGATGGAGATAATTTATCTTTGGTTGTAGCTGATTCTACGCCTAATGGCCCAAATGGCTGGTTTTATCGGACATGGGTACAGGATAATGAATGGGCTAAGATATTTGCCGCATGGTTTGAATTTGATGACTCAGTTATCCCATTTCACTCCGATTCTGAGCGTAAAGATTTTCAGGAAACACTGACCGAGGATGAAAAGGAGGAAATGGAAAGATTTGATGTCAACCTTGAGCAACTCCATTGGCGCAGACGAGTCCTTCAGGACAAATGCAATGGCGATCTATCCAAATTCCGTCAGGAATATCCGAGCGATCCCGAGGAATGTTTTCTTATGTCCTCCCGCCCACGGTTTCATATCGCAAATCTTGATAAAATGTCCAAAGCCTCGGTTGATGTTAAGCCCAAAATGGGAACGATTGGTGTTCAAACCGATGGGAAGACCGCTAGTTTTAAACCTGATCGCCTTGGGAACTGGAAAATATATGAGGAACCTGAGTACGATTCCCAGTATCTGGTTTCGGTTGATACATGCACCGGGGAGGATCAGCAGATGCAGGGCTTGGCCGCGGATCCTGATTTCCATTCCGTTCAGGTATGGAAGGCTCCATATGAGGATTGGCATGGTAATTGGCATGTCCCTCGTTTAATCGCGTTGCATCACAGCCGATTGGATATTGGAGTCCTCGCCCAGGAGATTGAGGGCATTGCCCGATGGTATGGAAACGCATTTATCATTCCCGAGGTTAATAATTCCGGATTGGCATTATTGAAATATCTATTGGAGGCCGGATTGAGCGTCTATCGCCGGCGCCGATATAATGATTCCAGCGGAATGGTGGAAAAAAGCTTTGGATGGTCTACCGATAAGATTACCCGAAAGACGGTAATTGATCATATGGCGGCCGAATTGATTGAGGAGAACTTTGATATCCCCGATCCCGATGTCCTGAAAGAAATGAAAACCTTTGTTATCAACGATAAGGGCAAACCGGAAGCTGCTCCCGGGCATCATGATGACCATGTCCTCGCCGCGGCCATCGCTTTGTACAATATTGATCAGGCGAGCACATTTAAAGCGCCCAAGAAAACAAAAATTACCAACCGCATGCTGCGCAAGAATCCGAGCCTAATGTGCCCCGATGGCTTCATGCGAGTCCCTTTAGGTGCCATTAAGAAGAATTACAAGCGGTTGATGCCGTAATTCCCCGCAACTACTCTTTTCGCTATGGCATACGAACCAACTAAAGGCGACTATATCAAAAGTGATATAAAAAATTTCTTTGATGTAGAAGAAGATGATAACTGGCTCACAGGTCTATTAAAAGGAGCAGGCAGCTTAGCCGGGCAGTCCGCAGCTAATACAGGAGTTAATATTGGAGACACGCTGTTTGGTGATAAAAAATTTAAAGATTTAGACGGTCAGGACTTAGAAGACGCCATTTACTCGATACCAGCTTTAAAGGCATTAAAACTAGCACCTCAGACCATAAAGCATATGGTCAAAGTTGCGAAAAAAGGGGGTCTTAAAAAAGGTATAGAAGCCGGTTTGAAAACTATGGGGCCGGGAAAAGGAGCTGCTGCGAGAACAAGCAAAAGTCAACTAGCGGCCATGACCGGATTAGGTAGTAAAAAATCAGGTGTGTTAAATCGAGGACTTAAATTAGCAGGCGCGGGCGTTGTAGGGAATGAAATTTTAAACCGGTCTACAAATGACGGTAATTTTGGGTTGGACGATTTAACGGGCGGTGGGAAAACGGAAGATGCTGCTGTAGATGCCGAAGAAACCGAAGAAGATGATGTTAACGCAGTTAATCTAGACAACCCCAACGGCCAAATGGCAATGACCCCCGAAGGCGAAGCGCAGGCAGCAATGCAGGCAAAAGCTAACAGCATGCCGGATATGGTAAATCGCCTAGGCGGAAGCGGAAGCAAAATGCCCAGCCTCGCTCAGGGACGGGTTCAGGCTCAAGCCAATTTTATGGCGGACGATATTATTAAGCAGCAAAAGATACAGGCTCGTAAAGATGCATCAAAAGCGCACCGCGAAGGAGTCATGGCAGACAACTGGGAAACCAGTCAGATCGGCCGAGAGTCTGGAAAGGCGTGGGATGAGCTAGATGACGACACTCGCCAGGATATGCAAAAACGCTTTATGGCAAATTTGGGATCTCCTTATGATTCATCCGAAGCTGCGAAGCAGGCTCGTTTGGATAAAGTCATGAATGAATTTGGTGGTAATTATGTAAGCCCAGACGGCGAGACCGGAGCCCCTGGACAGTTGACCAAAGAGCAATTTTCCGAGCAAACCGGTTTAAAGAATGCGGGTACTGGCATTGTAAATACTACTCTGGACGGAAAAGGTCCGGTTACTACTTTAGAAATGGGTGGTCAGTTTGATAAAGCGGGTGGTCTGGAAACAGCAAAGCCGCATCTATCTGATGCACAGCAAGTAAATCTTGAGCGTCAATTAGACAGACCCGGAGTGTTCAACGATCAGTTCGGGCAAGAGCAAGAAATGAGCAAAGATACTGTCCGCATGACCTCCGATGAGCAGGACTACAGCGATGCTAATTTCCAAAATCGCGATGACGCATTAGCCTATCTTAACCGCGGAGCTTCTCTTGACGAGCCTGCTCCCGAGACTCCAGCTCCAGAGACTCCAGCTCCCGAGGAAGGGGGAGAAGAGGGTGGATGGGATAAATACGCACCGTATCTAGCCCCGCTAGCGCTACTGCACCCAACAACAAGGAAGATGGGTCAGAAGATGATGCCGAAGTTCAAAAAGAATATGAAGCAGCTTGGGGACGATTTCTATGACGCCGTCCCGATGCCAAGACCCGGAGGCTACGCCCCTAGACTTGGAAACAGCCCATTGAAACTTCCAAACAAAAACCCAGCACTTCCGCATCGAGCCCCAGGACTTCCGCATCGGGCTGATCCTAATCTACCGAAAGGATTACCAAAACCACCAGGGCCTATGCAAGGACCACAACGAGGCAGAATCGGGCCTGACGGCATTGATTATAGACAATTTCCAGGCTATAAAGATCCGAATATATTCCACACCCTTTAAACCGTAATTCACATGTCCCTATTCGACGATTTAGATTTGGGTGCTGGGGATTACGATAAAGAAAAAGACCCCGGACTAAACCAGTTTACAAGCAAGCCAATCCAAAGGCAGTATCAGCCATTTGGCGGGCCGAAGCCTCAAAAAGACTTCGCCATATACAGACCTCAAGAAGACCCTAACCATCCGGACTACCAACCGTTAGCTCAGCACGAGGATATAGGTCAGTTCCAGCCCCAGCCGCAGCCGTACCAATACCAAGGCGGTTTTGGAGACGAGCTCGATTATTACGATCAAATAAAAAAGCAGCATTCCTATATTAGTCGGGATGCCAGTGCTCATAACTCATCAGCAAAGCTGTATGAGGATCGGTATGATGATTTCGTAAAAACTAAATTTAAGCCGTTCTATAAACAGTTTGATGAATTTGGAGACTTTGAAAATGACGATGACTATTTCAACAGTCTCGATTCGCTATATCAAAATGATCTAAAAGCCAGTAAAGAGGAAGATGGTTTCTTTGGTGGCGAATCGGATGCAAAATCCTTAGCCAAGCAAAGGCTTGGACAGTACATTAATTGGAACCAGCCAAATGGATTGCGGGATCAATACCTTAGATTAAAGCAAGAAAAAGCAAACCGTCGAGCAATGGCGGATCAGATGGATGCGCAGAAAAACGCATTGATGGAGCAAATGACATCCATTCCCATTCCCGCAAGAATGGCAATGGATGAACAGCTAAAGAGCAGAGGCTCCGGATCCAAGCCCTCTGCTAAGAAGATGAATGAAATGCTTAACGGCATGGATTTCGAAAAACCGGTCGTCGACATGGTCTCCGGTGAAGTTACTAATTTAGAAAGAACAGATCCTAGAAAGAGCGTCCCATCCGCGGTTAACATGGTCACGGGCGAGC